TATTACTACTGTGAAATTAGGGAAAGGTCTAACTCCGAAGATCATACCGAAAGCAGTAATAAACTTTTTTAAGAACGGAGTACCAGTAGAAGAAACTATAAAAGGTTGCCAAGACATTAGAGACTTTCTAATGGCTGAAAAGACTGGTAAACAATGGCATGTTGAGTATAATAATAAAGAACAACAAAGGACTAATCGTTTCTATGCAAGTACTAATGGTGCCTATTTATGGAAATGGAAACCAACAGGACACAAAGAAGGTGAAATTATAGAATATGATGAACCATATGTAGGTAAAAAGATATTTGTTGCAAAAGAAAAACAGTATCAGAATATGCTTACTGCATCTGGTGTTACTTTATTAAATTACTTAGACGATAAACCAATTGAAGAGAGAAAGATTAATTATAGGTATTACATTATGGAAGCCTATAAGATAATCCGTGAATTAAAACCGTTACAAATGAGCCTATGGGATTAACAAAGGCTTATCAGATATATTTCAAATACCGTATGCTCGTATAATATATGAGAATATGATTTTAGAAATAGACACCTCAATCCTTGATAGGATTGAAAACTTATCTATTAATCAGTTAGTATTCCTAACGCTTGTATTGAGTGATATCAAAAACATCAATCAAGACATTCAGAAACTTCTCAGCCTAGTTAATGAAGAAGAGATACAAGAGTTAGAGTCTCGTGGTCTAATTGCTACCAGCACTGTAGACAATACCACAGTCATAAAGAAAACAGAAAAACTAGAAGAACTTCTTAAAGAAGATAAATCTATGTTTGATGAATTCTATGACCTATTTCCAGTTTATGTTATAAGACCTGACGGAACCAAAGGTTTTTTAAGGGCAAATGTGAACAAATGTAGGAAGGAATATAATCGAATAATTGGCAAAAGCAAAGCAATGCATCAGCACATCATGAAATGTTTATCTTATGAGATAGATAATAAAATGATTACTGGTAAAATCGGTTATATGAAAACTATGTGGAAATGGCTCACTCAACATGAGTGGGAGACATACGAGGAACAAATGAAAGTAGAAGAACCAATAATTAGTAATGATTATGGAACAGAACTCTACTAATACGCTTACCTTCCGCCATATATCTATTGCAGCTAAAGAAGCAGTAGAATATATAAAACAAAGAAAGAATCATGAGATTCAATCTTTAAGAACAAGGTGGAATAAGTTCAATAAACACTGTATGGGTGGAATTGAACCTAATACGATATATACTATAGTAGGTATATCTGGTAGTGGTAAATCATCATTTGTTAATACACTTGAAAATGATTTAATAGATCTAAATCCTGAACAGGATGTAGTTATCCTTAACTTCTCNNAAATAAAATCATACCAGATATATTATGTTGATACACCTGGGACGGTTGGAGAAATAGCTTCTACTATTGATTATTTTTACGAGAACTATGCAAAGGGTAAGAAATTTATTATTATCCTTGATCATACTTTACTTGTAGAAGGTCAAGAATCTGCACTGAAAGTGATTTCCGATTTACAGAAACTGTTTATTAAGGTTAAAAAGTACCCTAATACTACTATAATTCAGTTATCACAGATGAATCGAAACATTGAAGCTCCTGATAGGATTAACAATCCATCTATGCATTACCCAATGCGTAGTGACATTTCTTCTGCGGATACTATATTCCATGCATCTGATTATGTTATATGTATTCATAGACCGGAACTACTCAATATACAACAGTATGGACCGAATCGTTTACTAGTTAAGAATAAAGTCTATCTTCATATCCTAAAGAATAGGGATGCTGGAGAGTGCGCTATACTTGAGTTTGATAACGATCTAAAATACAATAATTTAATTGAGACTATAAGGGAAGAAGAACCTACGAAGAAGATTTCGTTTAGTAATAACAATTAAAGGCTGAAAAATTATGATTACAACATATACATTTACATTACCGAAGAAAAATAATAATACTAGTGCTAATAACTTTAAAGAAAGTCTAGCTGAAAAATTCTTGAATGCATATCCTTGGTTAGGTGGCAAGAAAGAGAAAAAGACTACTGTTGATTTGTATTTGCTGGATACTATTCCGACAAATCTAGGTTATACAGCAAATGACTTCTTGAGTAATAAGTATAATTTGGAAGACGAGTTCTTCAAAGCTATTGCAGGACTTAGTTCTCTTGCAAAAGATTATGACTTTGAAGATGAATTCGGTACTCCGATTCGTATCTTCGATAATTTCGTTCAGATTGGCTACGACATTATTCCTATTATGCCGGGCTCATTGAACCATCTAAAACCGAAAACAAAGAAGACTATTATTGATATCACAATTAAGATTAAAAATAATGGTTGGTTCTAAATAAGATATTAATTCCGTACTTATCAGAAATTGTCAGAGTTTATCAGAATACACGGAATACAAAAATAAACAAGCTTTATGATTGTATTACCAAAAGAAAAAACAGAAGTAAAGATATGTAATCCAAAGTTCTCTGTGTTTTATGGGAAACCTAAGGCTGGTAAATCCAGTCTTATGGCTTCTTTAGACAATAATCTAATTATAGATTTAGAGAATGGTTATCAGGCTTTATCTGCACTAGTTGTACAAGCAAGATCTGTAAAAGATTTTGGAGATATTGTGGCTGCAATTAGAGAAGAAATTAAGAATACAGGCAAAAGACCGTATAAGTATATTACTATAGATAATGCAACTCGACTTGAGGAAATATGCATGGGCTATGCTATACAGCTCTATAAAGGCACTAATCAAGGAAAAAATTATCAAGGTACAGACATTCGTACTCTTCCAAATGGAAGTGGTTATATGTGGCTAAGAATGGCTGTTAAAAAGGTAATCGACTTGTTCAGAGATCTAAGTGATCATCTTATATTGATTGCTCATACTCGTGATAAGCAGATAAATATTGAAGGTCAAGAGATGTCAGAAATGACTCTAGACCTTACTGGTAGATTGGGGGATATTATCTGTGGTGAGGCTGATGCTATTGGTTATGTTTATCGAAAGAAAAACGAAACAATTATTTCCTTTGAAGGAGGAAGTAATATAGTAAGAGAGGCAAGAGCACCACATTTACGAGGTAAGAATATTGTAGTAGCAGAAAGCGACGAAGACGGTGAAATTACGTTTCACATGGACAGAATTTTCTTACCTGAATAATAACACAAAACAAAGAAATTATGGTTTATAGTACAGAATTAGCAAGCAAAGTAGCAATAACAAGTAATGACAGTAAATATCTTGAAGCAGGTATTCATGATAATGTTAAGTTTACTGGTGTAAGAGCAGCAACATCTCCTACTGGAAAAAACTTTATGGAGTTTCGTTTTGAAAAAGACGGAAAAGAGTTACTACATACAGAGTGGGAACCAAATGAAAGAGAAGGAGATTCTGCTGAACAGAATCAGGCTAAAGTAACTAATGTAGTTACTCGTATAATGCGAATTATGAATTGTTTCTATCCTAAAGGAGTACTGAACTTTAATGGTAGTTCTTATAAAGAATTTACTGAATGGGTAGTAACAATGCTAAATGCAGCTAATAAAGATGTCTTATTGAAGGTTAAAGTAGTTTATAATGATAATGGTTATACTACTTTGCCTACTTATGTTAAATTTGCAGTAATTGAACCTATGGTATTACCAGAAGGGTTCTACGACAAAGAAACAAATCCAGAAAATAAGAGTTTGATTAGAGAGTTGTCTATTGACAGATTTACAAAACCTGTCATTGCTGATAAAGAGACTAAAGTAGATGATCTATCTACTATGAACAGTTCTCCAGCAGACGATCTGCCGTTCTAAGATAACTTAAAAATAGTAGCTACCTAGAGCATAAGCTAGGAATACGTAGGTTAGGATTCTAACCTACGTTTTATACCGAAGTATAACAAATTGGGTTACGTATAAGGTTGATTGCTTATACGACGTGGTTCGAGTCCCGTTGCTTTGACAATAAATAATATATCATATGATTTACGATACAACAAAAGTAAAAGATACATTTAATATCACTCTAGATTGGATTCTTTCTAGAGTAAGTGAGTATGATATATATGCAGCGTATATAGGCAATTTTAAAGTAGGAATGATCTATAATTCTCCATTGAGAAAAGACAAAACTCCTTCGTTTGGATGCTTTTATAGTAGAAAAACAAAACAGTTGTTGTTTAAAGATCATGGAACAGGTCAATGTGGAAATGTAATAAAGTTTATAGAACTTTATACAGGTATAACTAATTATTCAGATATACTTAAAGATATTGTTGAAAGACTTAAAATTACTAACGATACGCAACTCGTTAGCTCTAAGCAATATATACCGTCAACTGAAACAGTAATTGGTGTTGTACGTCAGGAATTCACCGAAACTGACATCAATTACTGGAAGCAGTTTAATATTACGGTAGAAACTCTAAAAAAATTTGGAGTAAGTAGTATAAAGTACTACCTATGTAATGGCATAGTAAAAAGCATTTATAAAGAAGATAATCCTATGTATGCTTATAAGGTATACAATCATTTTAAGATATATAAACCTTTAGCAGACAAATATACAAAGTGGCGTAATAATCTTACTGAATTAGATATTCA